CGCAACATGCTTAAGAGAACTCCGCAAGGTTACGGTCCCGAGACTCCTTAAAATGAAGAATGGGTTATCAACTTACCAAGAAAGAAATTTATAAAGAAGTTATAAAGTGTGGCAAAGACCCAATTTATTTCATCAATAATTACGCGCGGATATCCCACCCCCAAAAGGGCCTGATCCCCTTTAAGACATATGATTTTCAGGCCGAACTTTTAAGCGATTTCAATAACTATCGTTTTAATATTATTTTAAAAGCCAGGCAGCTTGGCATCTCGACGATTACCGCGGGATATGTTGTCTGGCTTATGCTTTTTCATCGGGACAAAAACGTTCTGGTTATTGCCACCAAGTTCGGGACGGCTTCCAACTTAGTTAAAAAAGTGAAGCATATTCTCAAGAACGTTCCAGACTTTCTTCAAATAACAGAAATTACCATCGACAACAGGTCTTCGTTTGAGCTATCAAACGGTTCGCAAATCAAAGCCTCTTCGACTTCGGGTGATGCCGGCCGTTCAGAGGCTTTGTCGCTTTTGGTTGTGGATGAGGCTGCCCACGTTGAGGGCCTGGCCGAACTTTGGACTGGATTGTATCCTACGCTATCAACTGGTGGCCGTTGCATTGCCCTTTCGACTCCAAATGGCGTTGGTAATTGGTTCCACAAAATGTATACCGAAGCGGAGCAGGGTGCCAATGACTTTCACTCTACGAAGCTGCTCTGGGACGTCCACCCGGATCGCGATCGCGACTGGTTCGACAAAGAGACGGTAAATTTATCTCGTCGTCAGATTGCCCAAGAGCTAGAGTGCAACTTCAACACATCGGGCGAAACCGTGATGCATCCCGATGACATCAAAAGAATATTTGACACTGTGAGGGATCCAAAACATCGTACCGGGTTCGACAGAAACTTCTGGATTTGGGAGGAGTATAAAGACGATTGTTCATATTTGCTCGTTGCTGACGTGGCCCGCGGAGATGGCAAAGATTATTCGGTATTTCACCTCATAAAACTTGAGACCATGGAAATAATTGGGGAATATCAAGGCAAGCCTGCTCCAGACGTTTATGCTAGCATGTTGTTTTCAGCCGGCAGGGAATATGGAAACTGCCTGCTGGTTGTTGAAAACAACTCTGTTGGCTTTGCGGTGCTAGACAAACTAAGAGATCTTGAATATCCCAATCTTTACTATTCTGTCAAGGCTACGCACCAATACATCACTCAGCTTGAGGCGGAATCTATGTCTAATTCGGTTGTTGGCTTCACAACTTCCCAAAAAACGCGGCCACTAATCGTTGCAAAGTTGGAAGAATTCATCAGAAATAAACTAATTACCATATATTCTTCGCGAACGGCAAACGAATTTAAAACATTTATTTGGCAGAACGGCCGCGCGCAAGCCATGAGGAGCTATAACGACGATTTAACAATGGCTTTGGCAATCGGGTGTTGGGTCCGCGATACGGCACTAGAGACAAGCCAAAGGGACATAGAATACCAGAAAGCATTTTTAGATTCAATGATCGTTTCAAATACCAAGATGAGTACCGCAATCCCAGGCATGCATGGATATGATAGAAGGTTTGATTTGGAGTCAGACATAAAAAACAAAAAACAGGCACAACAAGTCGGTGAAGAATTTGTTTGGCTGTTTAAAGGATAGGCAAGAATGGCAAGTCGTAAAAATAACCCAGCAAATCAACAGAATAGATTATTCAAGCAATTAACCAGAATCTTTTCTGGACCTATTGTCAAATATCGTAGCCAGACAGGGCGCCAAATCCGCCGGCGCGATATGGACAAATACGCCGCGCGCTTTAAGTCCGCTAGCGGCCAGCAATTTAAGAAGTCTGAATACCATGCTTACGAAAAAATGCAAGCTAACGCATTTGTTAATCAAAATCGTAGCGAACGATACGCAGATTTTGATCAAATGGAGTATACCCCCGAGATTGCGTCTGCTTTAGATATCTATGCTGACGAGATGACGACCTCTTCGGATCTGACGCCCCTGTTGTCAATCAAGTGTCATAGTGACGAGATCAAAGCCATCTTAGAGACGCTATATCACAATATCCTTAACATAGAATTCAATCTATTTGGGTGGTGTCGGTCAATGTGCAAGTTCGGAGACTATTTCCTTTATCTAGATATTGATGAAGATCAGGGTGTGCGCACCGCAATTGGGCTCCCCTCCCAGGAGATAGAGAGGCTTGAAGGCGAAGACAAGACCAACCCTAATTACATACAATACCAGTGGAATTCCGCAGGAATGACTTTTGAGAATTGGCAAGTTGCCCACTTTAGGATTCTTGGTGATGATAAGTACGCCCCCTATGGCACTTCCGTCCTTGAAGCCTCCCGTCGCATTTGGCGTCAGCTCGTCCTCTTGGAAGACGCCATGATGGCGTATCGTATTGTCCGCGCCCCCGAGCGCCGCGTATTTTATATTGACGTCGGCAACATCAACGCCAATGACGTTGAGCAATATATGCAAAAAGTCATGACTCAGATGAAGCGCAATCAGTTGGTTGACGCAGACACTGGCCGCGTTGATCTGCGTTATAACCCCATGTCCGTCGAGGAAGACTACTTCATTCCCGTGCGCGGGGGCACCTCATCAAAGATCGAAAACTTGCCAGGCGGCCAGTGGGCCGGGGACATCGACGATGTTAAGTACCTTCGCGACAAGCTCTTTTCCGCGCTTAAGATCCCGCAATCCTATCTTACCCAGGGCGAAGAGGGCACTGAGGACAAGACGACCTTGGCCCAGAAGGATATTCGTTTCGCGCGAACGGTCCAGAGGCTCCAGCGCTCTGTTGTTTCGGAGCTGGAAAAGATTGGTATTATCCACCTTTATACTTTGGGATATCGCGGCGATGACATTATTTCGTTTGACCTTTCTCTTAATAACCCTTCTAAGCTTGCTGAACTTCAAGAGCTTGAGCACTGGAAGACAAAATTTGATGCCGCAAGCGCTGCGACAGAGGGCTACTTTAGCCGTCGTTGGATTGCAGAACATTTATTCCACCTTTCTGAGGATGAGTTCCTCCGAAATAGCAGGGAGCTGGTTTATGATAAAAAATATGATGCAATGCTTCAAGCACAGTTTGAGACTGCTACTGCTGATATTGCTGGCGGTGGGGGTGGCCTTGGTGGCGACCTTGGTGGCGATTTGGGCGGTGACCTTGGGGGAGACCTTGGCGGTGAGGAACTTGGAGGCGGCCTTGGAGACGAACTTGGTGGAGATCTCGGAGGCGAGGAGCCGGCAGCGGGAGGAGAGGAGGATTCGGTCCTTCTCGCAACCCCTGATGCTCCCCCCGGAAAACGAGATACCGGAACCAGGCCTCAGACTTATACCCGCGCCGATGGAAAGACTACAACAAAGCGGTCCCATGGATGGTATGAGCCCAAAAAAGTAGATCGTAGGGATGCCGGCGCACGCAAGCGGTCTTACCGCTCTCACTCTACCCCCGAGATGTTTCGAAATACCGACAGAACTCGGATGCCTGGAAGTCAGGATCTAATGAGGCTTGGAAAAGGTATTTACGAAAATGTAGATTCTACTTATGATATGGAAGAAAAGAAACTCATCGAGTCTCACATTGAAATTAGAAGATTGGTAGAAAACTTGGAGCAAAATGAAGATGCTAACAAAGACAAGACACAACAAGAAGCGTAATACTGCTTTTATTTATGAAGCGCTCGTCAGAGAGTTGACAAAGGCGGTGGTTGCCAAAGATGAAAAGCGTAAAGCCACGATAGTGGGGCTTGTCAAGGAGCATTTTTCCCAAGGAACGCCCCTCAGGGCCGAGCTGGATTTGTACAAAGCTTTGTACGAAACTGAAGATCTCGAAGCGCACATGTGCGAGAAGCTCATTTATGAAGTAAAGCGCTCTCACCGCTCTCTCAACAAAGAGGAGATCTTTAAAGAGCAGACAGCCCTAATCAATAAGATTAACAAAATGCTATCTAAAAATGTTTTTGGCAATTTTGTCCCCAACTATAAGAGTCTTGCCACGATCGCCCAAATTCTGAACCCCGATGTTTCTGTTAAGCATCGGGTTTTGCTTGAGAATACCCTGGCGCAATCCCTCGCCGCGTCTCCTGTGGACCCAAAGAAAGAAATGGCCCCAATGGACAATTTGGTTTATAAAACCTTTGTAAAGAAGTTTAATCAACAGTATGATGGCAAGCTCCTTGAGAGCCAAGAAAAATTATTGAGTAAGTATATCGCCTCATTTCAGGACGATGGCCTTGAACTTAAGGTTTTTCTTAATGAGGAGCTTGCTCGCCTGAAAGAAACTCTTAATAAATCCCTTAAAGATGAGGAGATTGCCAAAGACGCCGTGCTTTGTGAAAATACGCGGAAAGTTTTGGTAGTTTTGGATAATTATAAAAAGGCCGAGATCGATCCGGCAATGATCCAGCAGGTACTTAAGATTCAAGGCCTAGTGGGGGAGTTGAGCGATTAATGGGAATTACGGTAAAAATCGGATCCGCAATTGATAATGGAGTTTCTGACGCCGAACTGGCACAGAAGCTCGGCATCCGGGTGCGCCTGGATATCCGCAAGTCTCTTGATGGAAATTTAATTATTTCCGACCACCCCGATATTGATATCATTGTCATGCCCCAAAAGAATAAAGTGCTTGCTCTTGCAAAGGAGCTGCAAAGCGGGATAGTATATGGGGCCCAAAATCGTTTGTTTGAATTCCTTCAGTCCCGCGGCGTTATTGATCCTGCCAGCATTCAAGGTGGAAACATCTATGCTTCTTTAGAGGGAGATATCCCTGCAGCTCCGGAGCTGCCAACCATTAAGATTGCTATTCTAAATATTGCTAAATGGTTTGACGAAGAACTCCCGGCCGTTGAGTTTGTCGAAGACTACGAAGAAGAAGTTACTGACGATTACACCGATCCGAACAAGGAGTATTCTACCGAACTCGGGCAAGTTCCACAAGCCGCCGAAAAAGGCTCCATCAGGCCTTCGCTGACGAGGGGCCCTTATGGACTCTCTCTCTATAACTACTATGGATACTAGAGGTTAGTGTGGATCTTGTATACTTTGTTTTATGTGCTTTTGGGTTGACCAATATTTTAGTCTATGGATCTATCTTCAACAAGATTAGGCCAAAGCATCATTTCTTCCACTGCCCAGCATGCATGGGCTTTTGGTCGGGTGTTTTTTTGTTGGTGACTAACCAATTCACAGAACTATTTATGTTTGAGCATACTGTATATAATGCTTTCGTTCTGGGATGCTTAAGTTCCGGTACGTCATATATTCTCGCCATGCTTGTTGGCGACAAGGGAGTAAGAAGTGAGATTCATCAATCAAAAGTGGAGACTTCAACCGGTACGCCGCTGCTGTAAGGGATCCAAACTCATGCGGGTGGCGCCCGCATTTAGGTAAAATTATGAGCAAGAAACTATTAAGAGAATTTTTCGCATTATGCGACGGCGGAATCTGTGAAGACCTTTTAACCGAGTCTGAGAAGAAGATTGTTGCCGAGGGCGGCATGATCTTGTCTGGCGTTTGTCAGCGCGCTGATACCCTTAATGGCAACGGCCGCATTTATAACCTTGAGGTTCTTGCCAGAGAGGTTAAAAACTATCAAAAACTCATTGATGAAAATCGTGCGCTTGGGGAACTAGACCACCCCGATAGTTCGGTTGTGACCCTTGAAAAGGTTTCCCACAAAGTGATAAAACTCTGGATGGAGGGTAGTGACGTATACGGAAAACTTCAGGTGCTCCCGACGCCTTCAGGCAACATCCTGCGTTCTTTAGTGGAGAGCGGCGTGCAAGTTGGTATTTCGTCTCGTGGCCTAGGCTCTGTGCGCGAACAAAATGGACAAACTATTGTCGAAGATGATTTTCAGCTAATCTGCTTCGACATGGTTTCAGAGCCGTCGACCCCGGGCGCCTTTATGATGCGAGAGCACAAGGGCCCCATCAACGAAAACAAGGGCGATAAATTAAATCGCCTCTTTAATTCTATTTTGGAAGATTGATGAAAAAAGCAGAACTGAAAAAATTACTAAAACCCGTGATTAAAGAATGCATTAAGGAAGTTATCTTCGAAGAGGGCGTTCTTTCTAATATTGTTACGGAAGTCGCCCAGGGCCTCGCGCGCCCCACTTTGGTGGAAGCGCAACAGCCCGCAACGCCCACCTTTGAAGATAATATAGACCGAGAGGCGTTGATGGAGCAGAGGAGAGCTGCGTCAGCTAAGCAAAAAGAGCAGTTGCTTTCTGCAATTAATGCAGATGCTTATGGCGGCGTTAACGTTTTTGAAGGAACCTCCCCTCTATCGAGCGCCGGCGCCATTTCGAGCGAGCCGTCGCACCAAGGCCCCCTAGCTGACGTAGATCCCCACGACCCCGGCATCGATATTTCGGGTATTATGGGTCTCGCCGGCAATAGGTGGGCAGCGCATATGAAATAATGGATTTATAATGACAATCAATGTGAAGATCACTCCCAAGAACAGGCATGAACATTCCGATCGCATGATTCGCCGGTTCATCAAGAAGACAAAAAAGATTAAATTGATGGACGAGCTGCGACATCGCCGGTATTACACCAAACCTTCAGAGGTAAAAAGAACTGAAAAACGAAGGCGAATTGCAGAAAATAAAAAACGAGTTCGACAAGAGAAAGCTATTTTGCTTGAAGAGCCTAATTATAATAGAAAAAGGAAAACTAGGAGATAAAAAATGGCAAACTCTGATACCATGAGCGGAATGAGCGCTCACACTTCAGGAGGAAGAACACGAAATGTCGTGAAT